CTAATTCAGGATATATTTCTCCTACTTCTTCTGCTATTAAACCTATATCTCCTCTATTATCATCTTTCCATTTAAAATGTACAGGTCTTAATTTATATACATTATCAGATTGAGATCTTAAGGGTTTAACATATTTTTTATATCTTAAAGCTGATGTTTCTGTAACAGAAGTGGCATTTAATGATCCTGTTATTTGGATATTATTTGAAGTAGCATAAAAGGATCCAGTTTGTGCAAACGGACCTCCACCAGCTAAATCTGTTAAACCCGAACCATCACCTTGGAATGAACCACTAAACCCAGCACTTGCAGACACATTACCTGTAACACCTAACTTAGTACCATCAAATGTTAGATTTGCTTCAGCATTTGCATTAGTAGCATCTACTGATGTAATTACTCTATTATTAGCAGAATTTGCTACAGTATAACCTGAAATGCCTGTTAGACTAGAACCATCACCTATAAATGAACCACTTACTGTTCCACTTACAAATAAACTACCTGTTAATGCAGTACTACCACTAACTCTTAATGCTAATGCACTACTACCAGTTAATAATAATGAACCCGATACTTTTTGAGAACCAGTTATATTATTACTTCCACTTTGAAATATACTTCCTGATAATACTGTACTGCCACTAACTAGGATACTTCCTGTTAATGCTGTACTACCACTTACTCTTACTGCTAGAGTTGAACTACCTGTTACTAAAAAGGATCCTGAAATAGCAGCTGATCCTGTAAATGGAAATCCTGAAACTGGTGATCCTCCTACTGTTAAATCACCATCTACATTAACGGTATCTCCAGATATGGGGGTTATAGTATTAACTTTTAAAGTACTCATGTATATAAATATTTATTTTTATTTAAAAGGCTTCTATTTTTAAAGATGATCCTGCAGTAACGGTGATGTTAGTACCATTAGCTACTGTTAAGGGTCCATAAAGGGAATTGTAAGAATTAGCTGCTGTTGTATAATCAGCAGATAAAGTAATATCATTACTATATCCTACAGCACTAGTATTTATACCTGTTAGTCCTGAACCATCTCCAATATAGGCCGAAGCCGATACTTGCCCATTTACTTCTAAGGTTGTACCATTAAGTAACTGAACTTTATCAGACTTTATTCTAACTCCTATATTATTAGAACCTGCCTTTTTATTTGTAATTTCAATAAGACCATCTTCTGAACCATCACTAGCATCCTGAATCTTACCAGTTATTTTAGCGTATACTATTTCTTGATCAGCATCATTTTCTCCTTTAAATTTTATTTGACCTAAATAATCAGAATCTGCGGGGGAAGTAGAATTTCTTTTAAGAGTAATTACAGGTGCAGCTGTAGAAGAATTTTCTGTAGTAGTTAATAACAAAGAATCACCTGTAGTGTTATTATCTATTGTAAGTGTAGATAGATTAGCGGCGGAGCCACTAACAATGACTTTTTTCCAGTTTGGCATATATACTCTATTATGGTTGGTTACAGGTTTGCCTGTCCACTTCCCTTAAGGGCCAATAATATCAAATATAAATATTAATTTATTTCTAAATACGCTTTTTGAAGTTTAGAAGTTAAATTATAGATTAATTCTATTTGTTCCCCTTTAAAGGTAGAATTTTTAACTAAACTTAATAAGAACTCTAAATCTTTTTTATTTAATAATAGATCTTCAGTAGTAGAAGTTTGTTTTCTATTATCTTTTTGAACTTGTAAACTATTTGCTTTAAAACCCATAACTAAATTTTTTAAAAAATTACGAATATATGTAAATTTCACCATTATCTGCTATAAACATGTTACCCCCTTTAGTATATCTGCCAGCAGTATCTGTAGGATCATTATCACCACTTCCTCCTTCTACTACATTTACAAAAAATACATCGGGTTCAATTAAATTTTGAGTAGCATCAAATGAACTTGTAGAACCAAATCTTAAAGTATTAACATCATAAGCAAATACTACACCTCTACCATTAGAACCCTGTTGTACTACAAAACCACCTTCTCCTACTGCATTTGAACCAGATGCTAATCTAATAAACCTATCTGCAATATCCAAATCTGTTGTGTTTTGGAAAGAAGCAGTACCTTGAACTGTTAAGTTTCTATTAATTATAGCATCTCTAGTAATTGTTACATCTTGACCTATTGTTACATCATTAGGTAATCCTATTGTTACTGTTTGACCTGATACAGTAGTTTCTATTTCATTACTAGTACCTGCAATATCAAATGTTTGAGTTTGTAAATTTACTGTTGATGTACCACCTGAATCAGCATCTATTGTTAAGGTTGTAGCAATTCCTGTTAAATCTGAACCATCACCTTGGAATGAACCACTAAATGAACCTGAACCTGCTCTAGATAATGTAGAAATATTAGCAAAAGAAGCTGTTGCGTCAGCACTTAATGTTGTAGCCCTTGCAGCTACAGAAGCTGAAGTAGCAGTTACAGTTGGTGCTAAAGCATTTGCTCTAAGTGCAACAGAGGCTGTTTGAGCATTAACAGCTGTTGAAGCTGAAGTTGCTGTGACTGTAGGTGCCAAAGCATTAGCTCTTGTAGCAACTGATGCTGTTTGTGCTAATATTGATGTAGATGATGAAATTGCAGTAACTGCAGTTAAATTAGAACCATCACCTTGATATGAACCTGAAAAAGAACCTGAGGCTTTTGCTACACTTAAATTATTTAGTTCAGCATTAGATCCTGAAACAATTACTTTTTTCCAACTTGGCATATCCTATAATTTGATTATATTAATAAATATTTAAATTCCAATAAAAAACTGTGATGCACTATATATTAAACCTCCATCAATAGGAGTAGCTATTCCATTATATTCAGATATTTCTAAAATACCTTCTTTATTTATTTTTAAACTACTACTAGGGGTGCTAACTATGAAAGGTGTTTCATTTACAGAGGAAGAAATTTCTAATTTAGCAGATGCGGATGTTAATCCTATACCTACTCTAGCAGCATCTTTATGGATCAAAATTATAGATTCATTAGTTTTACCATCTATAAATTGTACATCTTCTGTACTGCCTACTGTTTGTAATCTAATTGAACCTGTAACATCAAAGTTGTCTGCTGTAAAGAAGATAGAACCTGATGCAGGTACTATTCTAACATTTTTAGCCATTTACTTGTGTCTTAAGTATCTCTATTTCATCTTTTAATTCTTGAACACTCTTAACTAATACAGATACTAATTTACTATATTTTATACCTTGAGTAGTACCATCATCATTTAATGTTACAAATTCTGGGTATAATAATTGTACTTCTTCAGCAATAAATCCTTTATCTTCTTCATTACTTTCTTTCCAAGTAAAATCAACCGGTCTTAAACTATAGATAATATCTAATTGACTATCCATAACTTCAATATCCTTTTTATATCTTAATGCTGAGGTTTCTGTAATAGAAGTAGCACTTAATGATCCTGTTATTTGGATATTATTTGAAGTAGCATAAAAGGATCCAGTTTCTACAAATGGACCTCCACTACCACCACCTCCACCTAAACTACCTGTAGTATAGGCTATTATTCCCGAAGATGTGTTATAAGAAAGTATAGCGGGAAGGTTATTATTTTGAACAATACTAGAAGTAGCAATTAAAACACTTCCAGATATTGTTGTACTACCACTTACAAATAAACTACCTGTCAATGTTGTACTACCAGTAACTCTTAATGCGGGAACAAATAGATTACTACTTGATACAAATAATGCACCTGAAATTGCGGTTGAACCTGTTATACTTGTACTTCCACTTTGTAATAAACTACCCGATAATATTGTACTACCACTAACTGATAAACTTCCGGATAATGCTGTGCTACCACTAACTCTTACTGCTAGAGCTGAACTACCCGTTACTAACAATGAACCAGAAACTGTACTAGATCCTGTAATTTGTGTGCTACCACTTTGTAGTAAACTTCCTGATAGTGATGTGCTACCACTAACTTTAAGAGCATTTGCCCCGCTACCAGTTACTATAAGTGATCCGGATAATGTTCCAGATCCCGTAAATGGGAAAGCTCCTATACCGGTTAACCCAGAGCCATTTCCTATAAATGATCCGCTTACTGTTCCACTAACAAATAAACTACCTGTTAATGTTGTACTACCACTAACTCTAAGGGCATTTCCACCACTACCTGTTACTATTAAAGAACCAGATAATGCTTGAGAACCTGTTGCGTTAAGTGTACCTGATGTACCTGAACTACCAGATGAACCAGAAGTACCACTAGTTCCAGAAGAACCAGATGTACCTGATGAGCCACTTGATCCCGAAGAACCAGAAGTTCCACTTGAACCAGAAGTACCAGCAGTACCGTATTCTCCTGTTAAATTTACATTCCAACTACTTTTTGTTCCTGATCCTCCTATTACTACACTATTAAAAGTTAAAAGACCATTACCACTATTATAAGCAGTAACTGGGCCAGTCATATAATTAGCAACATTAGAAGCATCAACAACTATAACATGGTTACCAGCTATATATGATAAACCAGTTTCAATAGTTAATTGTTTTCCAGCTCCTGTTTCAATTGGTAAATTTGTAGAAGATGTAGTTTTAAATCTATTTCCTGATGTACCTGAAGATCCAGAGGTACCATTTGTACCGGATGTTCCTGAAGATCCTGAGGTACCTGATGAACCCGAACTACCAGATGAACCAGATGTACCTGAAGTTCCTGAAGAACCAGAAGTACCAGAACTACCTGATGAACCTGAAGTACCTGAAGTTCCTGATGTAGTAGCTCTTCCAGAGAAAGTTACATTACCACTGCCAGTATCATAAGCTAAAAGAAAAGTAGCACCATCAGTTTCTGATATACTACCACTATTAATACCAAAGCTTCCTGTAATTCCAAGAGAGCCCGAAATTAATATATCATTATCTGCTTTTGAAGATAAAGAGTTTATTATTCTATTAACATGTTCGGCACGGATTATACTTCCACTTGCGATGCCTGAGGTACTAATTGTAGCCATATTGGTGTTTTACCTAAGAGTTATTCCCTAATAAATATTAACTAAGGCTACGAGTAATGCCTTCTATTACAGTTTTAGGTAAAATTTTCTTAGTACACTCAAATTGTCTTGAAGTATCTTTATGTACAGTACACCAATCCCAATCTCCTGCATCTAATTTAAAATTATTAAAACAAGAATTACAAACATCCTTATTAATAATGCGTTGAATATTAGTAGTAAATTCAGTCCAACTTGAACTAAATCCCGAAATCATTACTACAGGTTTTTGAATTGCCCAAGATAACCAAGCTAACCCACTAGATACACCTATATATAATTCTGAATGGTGAATTAAGTTTATGATTTCTTCTATGGGTAAATCACCTGTTTTATTAATTATATTTTTAAAAGGTTTTCCTTGGGGTAATTTTCTATTTTCCCAACTATTATCATGTTTTTCTTTTGATATTTGAACTACTTTATAACCTTTGTTATTTAAATAATCTATAATATCTTGCCATCCAGTAGGATGTTGCCAATATTTTGCACCTGCTGAAGCATGGGGTGATATACAAACATATTTTTCTTTAATAGGTTTATCCTTAATTTGATAATCTATTTTAGGAATAATTTCTTTATATTCTAATCCTAATATATTAGTTGCAGTTTGTTGCAAAGTAAATTGTTTAGGATCATAGGGTTGTTTAAAACCATCTAAGTTATTTGTATCATTATCATAATACCATCCTATCTCATACATTGCATATAAATTAGGAACAGTACTTCCAGGTTCTACAAAATCTAATTCAGGATATTTACTTTGAAAAAACTTATTCCAAAATGTAGATACAGTAATATGACAATTGTGCTTCTTTTTAAATTCTAAAGCATAAGGAAACCATGCTAATGTATCACCTAGTGATTTTGAACCAAAAGATATATAAATACGTTTATTAGATGCATTATATTTGTGGGATGTAACTATTTTTCCATTCTGGTCTTTAACTTGTATATCCCAATTTATAAAAAATTTATGAAAAGATTTTCCCCAATGATTATTTTTTAAACTAACATGATATTCACTTTTACCTGTATCTTGATTAATAAAATCTACTAAATGTTCTTGATTCGCATCTCGTAAACAAGCATACGGACCATCTACAAAATTTGCTTCTAATCTAGGAATTTTATTTTTAGGAGTTATTTCAATTTCTAATAAACGATTATATGCCTTTTTAGCTTGGTTTTTCCAAGAAAATTCTTGTCTTATTTCTTTAGAACGTTTTAAATGCCATTTTTTCCAAATATTATAATTACTATAAGAATCTTTAATTTTTTTAACTAAATCTTCTAAATTAGGAGTATAAAAATTACCTGGGATGTTATGTTCATAGGATAAATTTTGATTATTTGTAGCAGGTTCTTCACCTAATATTTCTACTCCTAACCCTTCACCCTTAGTAAATTCAAGTTGACCAGAACATTTAGTATAAATTGAGGGAGTACCACAAGCTAGTGATTCAATTAAAGGTAAATTCCATCCTTCAGCACGGGCACAAGATATTAATACATTAGCATTTTGTAATAATGAAATATATTGTTTTCTGTCTAAAAACTTTAATATTTTAATTCTATCATCTTCTAACCCATGATATTTTAAACGTTCTTCTGTAGAATTCATACCATCTACAGGATATGGGTTTTCTACAGTTAATAATAATTCAACATCTGGATTATTAGGGAATGCTTTGAGAAAACCTTCTATACTTTCTTTTATACCTTTTCTATAATCCCATCTACCCACTATAATAAATTGAAATTTATCTTGTTTTTTAGGTCTAGATGGTGGTTTAAATATATTTCCATCTACTCCTTCAGGTATAACAAATATTTTATTTTCTGGGTATCCTTGTTTAATGGATATATCTTTTTGCCATTCAGTTGGTACCCAAAGTTCATTTAAAGTAAGTAATTGTTGAAAAAATTGTGGGGAATACTCTGTTGATTCCCAAACATTATACCCTATTGTATAACCATCATAAGCATCATAAAAATAATGATGATCATGCTCTTCTAATATAATATCAATATCAGCATAATAACTATCTTTATGGGAATATATGGGGACATCATTTCTAGAATTATTATTATTATTCCATAATGTTTGCAAATGAAGCATCTTTTTCATTTGCGGAGTAATATAAGGTTCTTTATTATGGGGAGTATTACTAGAACCGTGCCATGATTTACCTACTGTAAAATTTCTTACTTTAACAGGAGTTAATTTATCAAGCTCAGTAAAAAATGATTGCGCATGGTTAGCGTACCCTGTTGTGCCAATAAAACTCGTATGAGCTTGGATTTTCATAACATTTAATATAATAACCTTTATTTAATATTCCTAGAAACTTCCAATAGTTACTTTTTTCCATTGGTGACCATCATAAAAGGCTAAATTAGATCCAGTTACAGCTAAAGAACCAGAATTAACACCACTTGGTAAGGGGTTTGAAGGAGCTAAACTTATTACACTAGAAGCAGTAACAAACATAGATCCTGTTACTACTAAAGACCCACTAATTTGAGCAGAACCAGTATATGGGAAGCCACCTATATTTAAAGTAGATTCTAAATTTGTATTCCAACTAGAGAATGTTCCACTACCTCCTATAATAGTTACATCTACTATAAGTTGACCTGTTACTATATTATATGAAGTAATTCTACCAACCATATAATTAGCTTTATTAGCAGTACTAGTTACTGAAATAGATTGTCCAGTTGTATAGGCTAATCCTGTAGTTGCTGTAATTGTTAATGATCCTACTGCTATAGTAGCACCTGAACTTGATGTTCCTGCAAAAATACTTCCACTACTACCTGAAGTACCAGATGAACCTGATGTTCCAGATGTACCATTAGTACCTGATGCACCTGAACTACCTGATGAACCACTTGTACCACTATTACCAGAAGTACCAGATGTACCATTTGTTCCTGAAGTACCGTTTGTACCTGATGTCCCTGAAGAACCAGATGTACCTGATGTACTATTAGTATGGTATACATCTCCTGAAGAAGTATTATATGCTAATACTACAGCATGGTTGCTATTTTCTATAATACTACCTGTTGCAATCCTAAGACTTCCAGATACATTTACTGACCCAGATATAGTAACATCATAGGGTCCTGTTGCGCCATTCAATGCCTCAATGGGTCTTAATATGTGAGTAGGTTCTATTACACTACCACTTGCTATTCCTGAAGTACTTATTGTTGCCATATATAATAAATATATATTAAATTATTGTTTCTTTAAATACAGTTTTAGTAACGTTATATGACTTAGGACTAGGTCCTGCCATTGCAGCATTTATACCACTTGGTATAATGTATCCATTAACTAAAACATTCATTGTTGTTCTATTTGCTCTATCACTTCCATTTTCTAGTAAAATAGGTGTATTAAAAGTATCTATATTTGCTCTAAACATAAAACGTTCAGGATCACCCCAATATGAACGAGCAGCAAATTCTATTGCTTCTGTTATTTCGTTTGCTTGTTCTACATAATCAGTAAAAATAGACATAGTATAAGTAATATCTAAATAATCAGGGATAATACCTAAAATATATTCTTTTTGAGGTTTTTGACCTCTTAATACATTAAAATTATCATAAACATTTCGTTTAGAATATCCTGTTTCAAAATATTCTACATTATTTACTTTATTACCATCTAATTTATTACCTATAGTATTATTTTTAGTAAAACTATCTCTTTTAAACATTACAAGAGGTACCATTGTTTTACCATTTTTATCTCTATAAAAACCATCTGCTTGCATTGATTTCCATCTTTCAGGAGAACCATAAATTACAGGAACAGTTAATTGTTTATTATTTTGAGTAACTACGGGTTTAATTACATTTTCAAGATAATATAAAATAGAGGCATCTATATCTTTTAAACCAATAGAAAAAGTATTATTTTTAGTATCATCTTTTATAGATACTTCTAAAGCTCTATTATGTTCTGGTTGACCCGGATTTACTTCAATTGAAGCTGGAGCTTGTTTAGATAAAATTTCTTCTTTAGTATCAGGATTTTTATAAGGTTCCTGGAATTTAGATAGAAATTCTCGTTTTGTATATGGTCTTGGTTTAAACTCCATTAACGTTGTTCTTTAATACCTAATCGTTCTGGTCTTGTATAATGACAAGTTAGTATAATTGATAAACTTGTACCAAAGTCATCTACTGTATCACTATAAGGATAAGATGGATCTTTACCTACAAGTAATTGATTTTCTACTAAATTATCAACTTCATAATAATCTTCATTCCATAAAACTGCATCTCCTATTTCAGGGACTACATTTGCATCAACTAAATCTTTTCTAAAGAAACGAACTGATAATGATCTGTTTCTATCTACACCAAAATCATCATTTGTTACTTCTTGTTCGCCTCTATCGAGCAAACACTTAATTAAAACAGGGCCTATCCACGTTTTATTTTGTGCTTCACCATAAATGTTAGCAGGTGTCGAATCCAATTTAGGCTTGTAGTATCCAACCTGTTGTTCGATAATTCTATGCAAGAGCTCTGTATTAAGCCCTTGAAATAGTAATACATCTCTATTTTTTCCGTATAATGCCATATTATGCTATAAAGATAGGTAAAGGTACTTGATCTAATGTTGTTTTCATTGAATTTGCTTCTTCAGCTTTACGTTGAAGTTGCATTTTTCTAGAATTTTCATCTAAATCAGTTCTTAGTTTTTCAATTAAGGCAGCTTTTTCTAAATTAGCAGCAGAAATTAAATCTGCTTGATTTAGTGTTACTTCAGCTCCAGGAACAGGTACTTGTGAATATTTACCTCTTACATATCCTAATAATTCTTTAGCTAAAGCTAAGGCATATTCAAATATCCAATATCTTCCAGGTGCATTAATATATTGATATGTTGGGTTTTCATATGGTACATTTGAAATATCTGTCACCATATTACTTCCTGAAAATGCAGGAGTAGTAGGTGCATTTCTTTCATCTACTTTAATATATTGGATAAATAATTGTCCAGTAGCATTAGGTATAGGGAATATTCTTAATTTATTATTTACAAGCTCAAATGAAAATGCTGATTTTCTAATTTGATCATTCATTTCAATAGCTTGAATTACAGAAACATCATAATAAATTGGCATTAATAAGAAATTAATCGCCGGGGAATAATTTCCAAATCCAAATACATCTAATAATTGTTGGGATCCATATCCTGTACCAGCATAAGGATCAAAATATCTTACAATTGCAGGAGTATTTTGATAAAAAACTTGTTTTACTTCAATTGACCCTGTAATACCTTGTGCGTCTTTCCAAGGATCTAAATCATATTCTTGAATAGATGCTGTTAATGGAATAGACCCTGTATACCAAGTAGTATTTCCTCCTGAACCTGCTTCAGAACCATAATTTTCAGCTATTCTAATAACATTTCCTAAATTAGGATTAACTATTTTATTATTTAATTCCGAACCTGTTGTAGAAGCTTCTAAATTTATAAAGTTATTTCGTATTTGATATAAATAAACTTCGTTACCATATGTAGTAACTGCTTCTTCAAAACAAGCATAGAATGAACCACTACCCATTTCTACATCTACTGTAGGATATCCTAAACGAGAAGCACAAAATGATGCTACTTTATCAACATCAACTTGAAAATTAGTATCATAATCATAAAATCCAAATGGTGTTTGTCCCGGAATAAATGAAGATTCACCTGTGTATATAGTGGGATTTTGAGACATAGTATGTTTTTATATAAATATTATAATGGTTTACTTATTTTAGGTTTTAATACTTCAAATTTACCTTGATCATATCTTTGGGCATGTACTATAAAAAAACAATGTGGTTTTCCACAATCACATCCAATTTTAACTTCTTTTTTATTAATTGATTCTACAAAATGTACACAAGCATTGCCTATAGGAGTTAATTGTACTGTAATATCAATATCATCTGTTAAATCTTCCCAATAATCGGGTAAATATATAGTATTAGATGTTTTTAATTTACCCCTATAATAAATACCTCTTTCAGGTCCTTCTAATGAGGAATGCATTAACCAATATCCTGGTTTTTGAGGGTGGTTTATTCTAAAATTTTTAGTTGCTGCATCTAATGTACCTTGAACAAATACATCTCCTATAACATTAAGTACTTCACCACTAAAAGTAAAATCATTAGTAGCATCTATACTACCTGTAAAAGATCCTGTAAATGAACCTGTAGTAGCTGGAAGTGCAGAAGTACCTGATGTACCTGAAGTACCAGTATTTCCAGAAGAACCAGATGAACCTGAACTTCCAGATGTACCAGATGTACCTGCGGCTCCTGTATCACCTTTTTCACCAGTAACTACAAAAGATACTATAATATCTTCATTAAGAGAAAAAGGAGAATATGCTGAGTAACCTACATTATTAAGGTCTAATTTATAATATCCTACTGCAGATGTTAATTCTGAAATTTGGAATAAAAGATATTGTGCAGCATCTAATTTATTGGATACTCTTACATGACCTTTTATTGTAGAAGTAGAAGCATCTATTGTTTGTAAAAAAGCTACTATACTATTACCATTATCATCTGTGTTATCTATATAAATTTGAGTACTATTTCTTTGGGTACTTTCATTTAATTTTAATTTACCAGTACCAGGGTCTGAATCTGTGGGATTTGTATTGAAAGTATAATCAAAAGTAGCTCCTCCAAAATTTCCATCCTGCCCAGAAGTACCTGAGCTACCTGAACTCCCAGAAGAACCATTTGTTCCCGAGGTACCATCTGTTCCTGATGTACCATCTGTTCCTGATGTACCTGAGCTTCCTGAAGTACCTGATGTACCCGCTGCTCCTTGTACTCCAGAAGTACCAGATGAACCTGAAGTACCTGATGTACCTGCTGCTCCTTGTACTCCAGATGTACCTGAAGTACCAGTATTTCCAGAAGAACCAGATGAACCTGAACTTCCAGATGTACCAGATGAGCCATCTTCTCCTATTCCAGATGTACCTGAAGAACCTGATGTTCCTGAAGAACCTGAAGATCCTGCAGTACCAGAACTACCTGATGTACTTGATGTACCAGATGTACCAGAAGTACCATCTTGTCCTATTATACCTGATGTTCCAGAACTACCAGATGAACCCGAAGTACCTGTAGCACCTGGGTCTCCTTTAGGGCCAGGTGTAGTTATATTAACTACTCTAGAAGTTTCTTGAGTTAAATTTACTGATGTGCCAGTTTTATTATTAGTAATAGTAATATTTCTAGTATCTTCATTTATTACTATTTCATTGGCTGGTGGTGTTTGAAGATCAAGTTGTTGATTAGTTATATTAACACCTACTGCATTTGGATCAAGAGCTTGTCCATTAACAATAACTTGATTGTTTGTAGCCTGTAGATTGACATCACTGGCATTAGGTGTTATAGTGACTTTATTAGCCATTAAAATGATCCTGTAGTGATATTTTTAGATACTTGTACTTGTCCTTCTAGGATACGAGTTACTTTTGTATTAATACCACTACCTGATGCTATTTCTAAATCATAATAAGCTTTATCAAAATCTAATATAGAAGATGTTAAATAAGAAATAAATATTCCTATTGAACCTGATTCTGGTGGGTTAGTACCTCCTGAACCACTTATATTTAAACCAGTGCCATCATCATTTAAACTACTAGATAATGTTAGATATAAAGCGCTAGATCCTGTTTGTTCTGCTCTTAATTGCATTCTAGCTTGATTATCTTTTAAATCAATAGGGGTTCCAGATGCGTCTTTATAAAGAATTTCGAAATCAGTAGTAGCTCCTTTTTCAATTACAAAAGAATATTTTCCTGCTGCCATGTTTATTTTATTAATAAATATTTACCTTTTTTGTGTTCCACTACTACCCGCAGTACCAACTATTCGTTTATTATCGTAGGCATCAGTGTAATAATCAATTAAATCCTGCACTATTTCATTTCTATTATTTGTTAATAGAGTAATTGATTCCATATTTTTAACTTTTTTAGCAGCGCTATATAAAAATTTAAATCCAGAATCTTCTTTTTTCTTTAAATCTACCTGATGTGTATCACCACATACAATCATTTTGGACCGTTTTCCGATACGAGTTGAGATCATTTCCATTTGATCATGTGTAACATTTTGTGCTTCATCTACTATAATAATAGAATCTAAAAATGTTCTACCTCGCATAAAGGATACAGGTACAATTTCTATTTTACCATCTTCAATAAATTTTTCTATTTTTACTTTATCATATAATAGAAACATATTTTGATAAATGGGTTGAACCCAAGGATCCATTTTTTCTCTTAAATCTCCAGGTAAAAATCCAATTTCTTCTTTGGATACAGTTGGTCGTGTGATTATTACTTTATCGTATTGTCGTCTGAATAGGCCATCTAATGCAATATTACATGCTAATAACGTTTTTCCAGAACCTGCTTGCCCCGCTAATAGTGTGACTGTATTATTTAATATTTTAGCTTTTGCTTCTTTTTGCTCCTCGTTTAATTGTAATTTAAATTTGATTGGGTTTTTTGGAATCCTCTTTGGACGATATACATCATCCGTATGGGGTTTACTTGGCATAAAACGGTTTTTTTAAGGGTTAATGTATGAAAGAACGTTCACATATAAATATAAAAAAAATCCCGCCTTACGGGGCGGGATTCTTTAAATAAGTAAAATTCTTATCTTAGATTACATTTAATCCAGATACATTTACTTTACCATAGAATTCAGGACGTACCATTTTCTTAGCGTAACGAGTCATGATACCTTTTCTTGGAGTGAAGGTATTTGGATCGTACACTAGAGGTGTCATGATTAATGGAATATATGGAGCATATACAGCACCACTTTCTAGGAATTGATTTCCTCTAAAGCCCATCAAGATTGTAGATTCAGTCATGTATGGGTTCTTGTACACTTTGTAACGGCTGTTTAAAGCACCGATTTTCTGTACACCAAATGCATAGTTAGCTTTAGTTACATCACCATCAGTATCAGCAGCAAATCCTGGAATTGATTCTAGTACAGTTGCTACAGTTGGAGATACTACCATAAAGTTAGCACCACCACGTAGAGTTTTCTGGTGAATCAAGTTAGAAATTTTCTGTAGTTTAATTCCAAGTGTTTGGAACCAGCTCATTTGTGTATAGTATACACCATCTGTATTAGATGTGAAAGCTGTACCAGCAGCGTTGATTTCCTGTCCTACTCTTGCAGACCAGTTAGCAACTTGAGAAGTAGGTACGTTATCAATTAACATATCTAGGATCTCTAAGTCAATTTCCAATGAGATGTATTCTGAAAGGATGTTAGTCAATTCAGCTTCAGCATCTAGTGAATGGAAAGCGTTTAAGTCTTGAGAGAATTCAGGTGTCCATTGTGCTTTTAACTTACGTGTTTTAGCAGCAATAGTTTCACTTCTTAGTTGAACATCAATTTCTGGGATAGAAATAGATTGTCCAGCAGCTCCAGCTTGATCAGAATAAGCAGCTCCGTCTTCGAAGTCACCTCTTGCATTATCAGCAGTTTTCTTAGAATAGTGAATTACATAAGTATTACCATCTTTGATTTCAGCAGCAGATCCTGTAAAGTAGAATCTTACATCTGTAGCAGTTCCTACTGTTCTTGTGAATGCAGGTAATTGACGTGCTTCTAGGATAGATCCTGAAGATACAACAAATGCTCTTACTGCATCAACATCCATATTAGTAGAAATAGAAGCAGAAGGGATTCTAATGTGTTTAATTTCATTAGAAGCTACAGAAGCTGAATAAGCATCATCAAAGTTTACTTCACTCCATGAAGAAGAATATACAGTTACTGAATTTACAGAAGAAGAAAATTCGTTAGTTGAATATCCGAATCTTCCAGCTCCATAAAGTCCACCTTCGTTTGTGTTACCAAAGTGTCCATTAGTGAATCCATCACCATACATTGAATCACCATCAGCGAATGGTTTTTTAGCTGTTCCGTACTGGAAGTCTAGATAAAATACTAGTCCAGCAGGTAGGCTCATTGGTTGAACAGAAACAAATTCTTTAGCAGCAATTTGTCCAAATACTTTACGTACTAGGGGTAGTGCTACTGCAGCGTACTGCTCACCAGTTCCAGGAGTAAAGCTTGCGCCTGTTCCTGTTGTATTAGCTTCAACAACAAGTTGTTTAGCTTGGTTTTCTAACATGATTGCCATGTTAGCTTTATCAGTGTCACCAGAAATTCCTTCTAGTAATCCTGACTTGTCCCACTTTCCAGCAAGTCTAGCAGCGTCTTTTTGTACTGACTTGTATGGGTTAGCGGTCTCTAATAGTTGATTTACTACGTTTGACATTTTAAATGTTTTTTAAAAATTAAATAATACCGGCTAGCTTTTGCATTCTAGCTACGAAATCATTACTCTCAACAATTGGTTGTTTAGTTTCAGCAACACCAGCAGCTTTAGAAGCAAATGAACGAGATTCGTTTACTGTCGTTTTAGCTTTAGTTGTTGTGTCTTTAATTGTTTCGAATATATTTTTAACTTCTTTCACAGATTCAGCACGATCAAATGCATTGATCACTTTTACTTTCTGTGCTTCAGTTAATGTTTTGCTACGGAACAATTTGTTCACGTATAATAGCTTAGCGTTTAGAAGATTAACTTCGTTGAGTTCTGATTTTAAAGTGTTGATTACGTTTACAGCTTCATTTAATTCAGCCTTAACTTCATCCATTTCTTTATCATCTTTCATCTCATCGATTTCAATATCTCCGTCTCCGTCAGCGTCAATAGCAACATCCATGTCACCATCTCCATCTACGTCAACTTCCATATCTTCACCGCCTTCAGCTCCACCACCAAGTACGTCAGCCATGACGTCTTTGATAATGTCTTTAAGCTCATCTACTGTGATTTCACCTACTTCATCGTCAGCTTCAGCTTCCACTACGGGAGCTTCTTCTTCGATTTCTGCTTCAGCTACGGGAGCCTCTTCAGCAACAGGTGCTTCTTCTACAGTTTCGTCTTTCATCTTGTCTTTACCATAGCCTTCTTCAGCGGCTTCTAGTTCAGCAAGTAGTTCATCTAGATCAATTTCTTCAATTGATCCTTCTTCGACAGCAGCTTCTTCTACAGCAGCTTCTTCAACTGCAGATTCCTCTACAGATGCTTCTTCTACTTTAGCTTCATCTACGTCTTTTTTCTCGTCAACTTTTGCTTCGTCTACGTCAGCTTTAGCTTCCTCCACCTCTTTGGCTTCGTCAACTTCTTTTGCTTCGTCCATGTCCTTAGCTTCATCCATATCGGATTTTGCTTCGTCCATGTCCTTCTTAGCCTCGTCTACATCTTTCTTAGCTTCGTCCATATCTTTTGCTTCATCCATATCCTTGGCTTTCGCCTCGTCCATATCTTTAGCTTCATCCATGTCATCAGCTTCTTCAGCTAATTTTTTCTCTAACATAGATTGAATTTGTGGAGTAAAAGCTTCTTCTAGAGCAAGTTTGGCATTAGCAAGAGCAGTCTCACGGATTGCTTTAGCTTCAGCGATAGCATCGTTGAAAAACTTTGTGTTTGACATTTTCAATAAATTTTTGTCGGGATTACTTATTAAGGGAAGTAATATAAGAGTTTATATATCTGAGTGAGATATTATTAGGAATATCTATCTTATCTGTAGATAAATATATAGGGAGGGTAAAAAATTGAGGATACCTTAACGTAAACAACAAATACCTGATTGTGTGCAAATAATATCAGATATAATTTCGTTAAGTTTTGAATATTTGTTAATTGTTTTATGTATTCTACCTTCATTTAATCCAGTAGGTTTCATAAAAGCACCATGTGTAGAAGGTGTAGATACAAAATCCCAACACAATAATTCGAAATCATCGTCTACCTCTACTCTACCTTCACCTAACTGTTTAACAGAACCCATACCACGAGATGAAATACCAACAGTAATTTTATTATTAAATAATTCTTTTAATATATTACCTGATGGGGTAGGTAAAACTTCAATTTTACCCATTAAATCGTTTCCATCCCAATATAATTCTTTAATATTGTGAGAAGCATTTTTTAGGTTAATAACAGATGATTCTGGGTGATCTAATTCACCTAATGCTCTATTTTCAGCAATAGGGCCACCTATATATTTGTCTACTTCTCTTTTTAATATTTCAAATGGATAACGTCTTCCGTTATGGTTAAATTCTTCAGCACGCTGAACAACACCTTCAACCATCATATTTTTAGACCCAGCAATACCCTCTGTAATTTGGGTGTTTTTAGGTGTAAATACGGAATATTCTATTAATAATTTTTGAGCCATCTTACTTTTTTACTATACGAACATCAGAATCAGGAGATTTCTTTTGAACAGCAATAGCTGTATCTTCATCTTCTACCTCAATTGCTTCTATAGTTTCATTATTAAATCCTTTAATAGAATCTAATTGAAATTCTCCATCACTTAAATCCATAAGGCTTTTTCTTAGTTGTTCTTTAGATAAATTTCCCTTTCTCCATTGAGCTATTTCATCCGCAATTGCTAATTTTGTTGTTTTATCTACATCTTCCGTTTCTAATTTTTTAGCTTCAACTTTATCTTTAAGTTCATTTACATCTACACCATATTTTTTAGCGTATTTTTCGTAGATAGAATCACGTAGTCTACCTAGTTCTTCAATATCGTCTGTTTCTAACATGGTAGAACTAGCATTTACATCAGCTACTCTTTCAGCATCTTCTCCGTGTTCACGAATAATTTTACCTTTTTGCTTTTCTAATGCAGCAATAGATTTAGCGTTTACCTCTACGGGGTATTCACTATCACCCATTGTAGCTGTATTCTTTTTAGAATAATAATTTGGTTCTTTAGTAAGATTTTTAAGTACTTTCTTTTGTGCTTTTTTAATATCTTCTTCAGTAATGTCTACATTACCAACAGCTTCATTTTCGACACCAAGCTCAATATCCATACCTTTAGAATATTCATATGGGTTAACCATATCAATGGTTTTAGATATAATTTCTACATCTTGCTTACCTGTAGATAATTTTGTTTGTTTTTCTGAGATTATACCCTTATTCTTTAAGATAGTTACAGTATCCTTAAAGTTATTCATTGGGGTAATAAATGGTAAGTTGATATCACGACGTACTTCATACAAAAACTTTTGTTCTGTAATATCGCCAGTTGATAATTTGGTATATAAGTCTTGTGTTGTCATGTATATAAATATTTATTTACCTTGACCTCTGTAGGCCTTGACGTAATTTCTACTATTTTTTAATTTGGATGTTTTACTTTTTGCATGTACACCCGGTCTCTTTTTTTTAGGCCTTTCCATGTAATTGCCTAAATTAATTCCTTTTGCCATTATTCAGTTAAACCTTTAATTCTATTATTTAGGTCTTGTAATTTTTCGTTTATTTTAGTAATAGCTTCACGAGTACGATTTAAATATGTCATGCCTTCGTTACTTGCTTTTAATTCGGTACGCATTCTTTCAGTAAATGAAACAACTTTACTCATTTCATCAATTTTACGTCTCATTTCGCGTACAGCCATATGTAATTGTTGTGTAGGTGTACGGAATTGTGATTTCTTTTTAAATTGGCTATAACGAGCTTCACTTATAGTAAATTTTTTATAAGCTTCAGGGTAATTTTTTCTAATATGTGTACGATATTTATTAAATTCAGATTTAATATTAGTAGCAATATCATCTACTACTTTATCGTCAGTTTTTTTATCTAATTGAGCAATTACTTTTCTTAAATCGTCAAATTCTTTATAAACAGAATCCCAAGCAGGAACATATTCTATATCCCAAGAAATTCTTCCAGTTTCAGAATCTATATTTGTTACAGTATATTTAGTTCCTTTTTCAGTTTGTACATCTCCTACTTTATAATCTCCCTTTGAAAATTTAGCTAATTCTAATACTGATGCTGCATCTTGAGTATCCATATCATATCCTGTATTTAAACCAGCGTCAGCCTGACTACTAGATAAATCTGTTACAGGGTTAAATTGTTTTTTTTCAGATAACTCTTCAATAGCGTCTTCAAATAGTTGTTTGTAATCTATAAATTTAGATTTTCTATTAGGTATTGAAGGGTTAGGGATATCAAAGGGTTCGCCGATTTCATCTTTGCGAATTTTAAATGCTTTAGGTGTAGCAATTTGCCCACCTTCACCAGCTGCAAAGGAAGCACCAGTTCCAGTGGTGCTCATTTCTTTTTTTAAACCTTTGATTTTTAATTTCATACTGCCACTATTTCATTAGAAAGGTCAAGATATTGTAGTAGCGCAACTAAATGATCATCTTTTAACTTTCTAGTCTCTAGAATAGGAGAAATAAGGTTTATAACTTCTTGGATTTTAATTTTTAGTGCCGGCTCCTCTATTTTATCTACGTTTTCTTTCAGCGTAGTAGATATACTCTTGAACTTAGAATTCAAAAATTCTTTAAGCTTAGGAGCATCCGTAGCACTATTTATATATTCTTTTAATACTTCTTTTTGTTCTTTAGATAACCCATCAAATTTTTCATTATACTTTTCAAGCATAATTTTATAAGTAAGCGCACGTGTACCTTTATCTAACGACATTAGTTCTTCTACTAATGGTGATAAAGACATTTTAGTATCTGGGTTAGAAGTAATATGTTCTAGAATAGTGATTTTAGATGTAATAATTGATTCGGGATTAGCGAATTTTTTATTAGTATGTGATTCTAATAGAACATATGTTGAAGCTAATAGCTTATAATTTTTTATTTTAGCCCCAAAGAAATCATTCATGTCGAAATTTTCTTTAATTTCGCGAATTAGATTGTATTTTTCTTTTGATAGGGCTTCCTTATCTAATTTTCTAGATAAATCTAGTACTGTAGATAGTACAGATTCAGCTTTACCTTCTGATAAGGATATAGATTGATTTATTGTCTGATAAAGTTTATTCTCATTGGCAAGTTCACTTTTAGTAAAGTATTTTTTTACTAAAGTGGCTGCTTTAGAATTACCACTGGAGAGTGTGTCTGCAGTAATTTTACGTACTAGCAGTTCGAACAAGATACCAGTGTTCTTGTATTTATTATGTTTTATTTTCATAAGTAGTGCGCTACTAGTTATAAATATTAAAATTATTTAACTTCCTCGCGAATTTGATCTTCGTCTAATAACTTTTCACCTTCAAAAAGTGATACCTTTTGCTTAGGAAACATTCCCTCTAACATTTTATGGTTTTTAGCATAAACGGCTTTAGTACTTAAATGTTCTACTGTAATACCTGTATTAGATAATCCGGGTCTATCTTCTTCTCCAGATTTAGCTTTCATTCTATCTTTGCCTAATGTGTCTCTTCCTAAATTACTATCTTGTGTTCCATAATCAGATGCTTTTTCAGAAGGTCTACCAAGAGCTCCTTCTGGATAATCTGGATCATTAACACTATATCCTGATGGGACACCCTTACTTCCTGGGTATCTACCTGCTCCATATAATGAAGCTAATGCATGTGGTGTACCATACGCTTCGCCGGATTCAGCAGGATCATTTCCTTCTTCAGCTATCTGATTTGTACGGAAATTTCTTTTCTGGTCCTCGATAATTAAGTCTCTGTATTCTTGATATTGGTCTTCACTAAAGTGGAAGATATTATCATATATCCAATCAGTTGGCATTAATTTAGTTTCTTGCATTTGTTGGGCAAGATCTACTTTTTCTTTTAACAATGCTATTCTTTCCTGATCATATATAATAGAAGGGGTAGTTAATGATAATTCGAAATTGGTTAATGCAGCACCATCATACCCTTGTGAATATAAATGTACAAGAGCAATTTTAGTTAATTCCGAGATTAGTATTCTTTGGATACGTTCTACTGTTCTAGCAAAACGAATATCTTCAGCAGCTAGTGTAGCTTTACCTTCTAGATCACCTTCGTACCCTAAATAAGCTTTTGGTACTTTAAGAGCTGAGAATAATTTATCTCTTAGATATGTAACATCTTCAATTGCCGCATAATCTAAACCTTTTGTAGTTTCAATTCTAGTAGTTGCATCTCCACCTCTTACAGGAATATAAAAATCCTCTAAGATATTTTGCATATTGAATTTTAGATTATAATCTCCTGTATTTGGATCAACATAAGGTGTTTTCTTCATTTTGCTGATCATCCTTTGCATATAAGTTTCAACTTCATTTGGTGGAATATTTCCAACATTCACAAAGAAAGTACGTTTTTCAGGCGCTCTAACAATTCTATGGATAAGCATTGCATCTTCCATCAATGTCATTTGTTTCCATATTTTGCGAGCTGGTTCTAGATATGATCTTCCGTAAGGAAGGTAGTTAAAGTCTGATAATAGGCGGAAGTGTGCCATTTCATAATTATCAAATATAACTTCGTTACCAGTATTTACACCTACTGATGGGTTTATTTGTTGAAATCCTAAAGCATTTTCAGATACAGAATAACTTGGATCATATTTGAATTTTACATCAGAAGGATTTTGAGGATCTGTGCCTTCTAGTCTTAGAATAGTATAGGATGAGAAGGGTACAACATTAAATACACCAAATTTTTCAGATATTTCTAATTTTAAATAAAAATCACCATATTTGATCATGTTACGTGTCCAACTCCATAAGTTAAATTCAATATTTAAAACATCATAAAATAGATTATATAAGATTTTTTGTACTGTTTCGTCTGATGAACGTATTTGTAGTACTTCACTCATATCATTACGTAAAGTAGCCTCATCAGCTACAATATCTAGAGCAGAAGCTACAATAGCATCTGTATCCATCGCTTCGTAATCAGTATATAGTTGAATTCTAGTAGATGGAAAATTAGTTTGTTGTTGAGTAACATAATTTATACCACCTACTGTACTATATAATTTATTGAATCTATCAAATAATGAATTTGTTTGCAGTTGGCCTAGTGATTGAATTTGATTTGAATCAGCCACTTTAAGTTGATTACCTCCAACGTTTCTAATAACAACGTCTGTAGAGAATAATCGTCTTAATCTACCGAATAATGAAGTATCTGCCATGTTTAGTATATATAATAAATATTAATTACCCCAATAACCAGGAAATATCTTCCTTATCACCATATGGGTTTTCCATTTCGTATGGATTTTTAAATTGATTACCACTTTGGTAAATGTTAGGTGCTTTATAATTAGTAGAGTGTATCCCTCCTAGTGAAGCACGTGCCATATCTACACCTTGTTGTCTAAAGTGTAAAGCTGTATCTCTTAAAAACATAGATATACCAAATGCCATAGTTAAGTCGTCATTATATCCTGATAGTGCTTGTGCTTTTCCATGTTTCCATATAAATGTTCTTAATTCTTCTAATAAACGCTTTGAACGAAATATTACAGATTTTTCGTGAAGATACGAAACTAATTTGGAGACAACAAGTGGTCTCGTCTTCATTGATGTTGTAAATCCAGGAACCATACCTTGACCATTTTCATATCTAGAAAGATATTGATCAGCATTAGTCATAGATACATCCATTTTAGGTGAGTAATATAAATTTCTATATCCTCTATCAATTAATTGTTGGATTACAGCCCATCCAATGTTAGCATTTTCTACTACTAGTAGGGCATCATTATATTCAGTAGCTATAGCAAATAATAAATTACCGTAATCTTTTGTTTGGATTTGTGCTTTATATTCAGCAACTTGTGTTGCTTCTTCTATATCAAATACATGAAACGCAGAATAGTCATTCCCATCTCCACGAGCAACATCAGCTACTACCATATAATCTCTAGAGTAATCTGGAATTTGCCATACCCACAAGTTTCCATCTACACCCCTACGTTCAGCAGGTTCTTGTAGATAGGTTTTTTCATAAAAATTTAATATATCAGGTTCAATTACTGTATCTCCTGAAGTGCTAAAATCACAGTCACATTCCTGTGCTGCCATTCTAGGTCCTAATATAATGTCTTGTTCATCTCTCCATTCTTGACCACGCTCTGGATGTACAGTCCATGGTAGTCTAATTGGTAAAAATGTATTTTCTCTTGCTTCTGCTTTAACCCATGTTGAGTGGAACCAGTTACCCGTACCATAAGGTGTAGATAAAGCAATACATCCACCACCAGTAGCTAGTGTTTGTTGTGCTGAAGCGAATATCTCATCAATTCCATCAATAAAAGCTGCCTCATCAATTAATAGTAAAGATACTGCTTCTGATCTACCAGCATCTGAACTTGCTGCTGTGGCTTTAATTTGTGATCCATTTGCTAGACGTAGTGATAGTTTATTGTGTTCAACAGTTTTTATTCTTAACCATGATGGTAATTGATCATAGGCAAATCGTACTTTAGTTACCATATTCTTAGCCGTTTCTTGCTTAGTTGCAATACACAGTACATTTCTATCTTTTTGAAACAACATCATCCACAAAGCATATGCAGAACACAATGTTGATATACCTAACTGTCTAGATTTATTAATAACAATATAATCCTCATTATGCATATGCATGAGGACTTTTTCTTGAAAAGGATATAGGTTAAATTTAATTCTACCCCGTTGTGGGTGTTGAATAGTATAATATTTTTTCATAAAATACACTGGATCTTTAGCGCATTTTATAAATTCACTTTTTATTATACTTTTTAAATTCTCGGCCATTTAATTGATCAGAACAGCTGCAGCTATAGCAATAGCAATACCAGCACCACCCATTAATTTAGTTCGAATTTTTTGTTTTTTAAGGTCCTGTTGTAACCTTTTACTTAATTCTTCTTGGGTTGAAAATTGTTGATCTTTTTTTTCAATAATAGATTGATAATTTAGAACCTGTATTTTTAAATTTGAAACTAATTCCCCTTGTGTGTTTAATTTATTATTAGTTTCTGTAAGAATAACCTGCATAGTCTCCATTTCTTGGGATAGACCATCAAATTGGATTAAATCTTTAATAACTAACTTAGCAACCGGCTTAGTTAATTGAATCTGTGTGCTGTCTGTAACGCTTTGCGAAAAACTGTTCCAGCTCATCATCACCGAAAAGATCAACAGCATTAAGCTGTTCCTTTGTTTCTTTTTTGATAACATAAATTCTGGTGTTTAATTTATTTATTTTTTTATCTGATTCTTCGATAGCAAATTCTAATGAATCCGCTTCAAATTCTAGAGCAGTATTCTTTTGATGAAGAGAATCTACTTTTTGTTCTAATGCTTCTATTTTAGCATTATATTCTTGAGTATAATCTTCATCTCCTGTAAAAAATACTACATACAGCAGTGAGATAATTACAACTGCTAAAATTATATTTAGTATATTAGATTTTGACACCCTTTAATTTTTCGTATTCTTTTTTAGCTGCCTGAAATTCCGGAGTTAATTTTTTTAGTCTTTCCTTAGCTAATTCTTTATTTTCGGGGCTTTCAAAGCTTTTATACATATCAAGCTCAGTTTGCATTAAATCTTTAAGACGTTGGTAATCTTTTATAATTTTATCTTGTTTAGATGCTTTAGCTTGAACTGTTTTATCTACAGTAGCTGTACTTTCGTCGCCTGGGATTTCAAGTTCAATGTCATCTGCTTCTAAGTCATCTTGTTCAGATACATCTGCAGGATTAACTACAACATTTGCAATTCTATCTATGTGGCCAGGGATATATGCTTTAACTTCATCTTCTAAATCGAGATTTCTTGCTTGCATATATATTTCTTTTTCTAATCTTTCAGCTTGGGTTAAATATGATCTATCTACTTCACCATATCCTTCAGCTTTTTTCTCCATATTAAATAAAGCATCATGAAGTTTAGCCATTGCTATAACAGAGGCTTCTTCTTTAGCCGAAGGTACACCATCTGTATAATCACCTGCTAGTATACCTTTAAATAAAGCTTTTGCTCCTGGGCACATATCAAAATGTTCAGTTTGGTATCCGTATACATTTATTTCGGGAGAATATTCTTCTTTATAAAGGGTTTTATTTTTCCAATTACGGACGCTAAAATTATCTTGCATGATAGTATATTTTATTATAAATATTTAAAATTGAATTATTCCTAATATTTGCTCAATACGCTCATCAGTTGAACCTTTTATAATATTAACATTTTCACATCTATGACCATATGTATTCATTGCTCTAATAATTGCTTGATCAATACTATCCCTATATTCTAAATCAGTTTCTCTAATACCATTATCTTCCATAACGGTTCCTTCAGGAGAAATATAAAAAATATAATCATATTGACCTACAAATACTCTAGCATAATCTTCAAAATATTCTTTATCTTTAAAATCAATTGATTTAGCTAAATTAGTAAATGCTATAACATCTAATATAGTTCTATCAGTTATAACGTTTTCTTTCATTAATTCAGCAACACGTTCTGCTAAAAATATAGTTTGACCATTTAATGTTGAATCTGTATTTAATGGAATACCTAAATTCATTAAATATTCACTACGTTCAGTAGCAAATTCATAATCTTTAAATTGCTTTAATTTTTTTAATTTATTAACTAATGTAGTTTTACCTACACTCATTGTACCACATAAACCTATTTTCATACTTTATTATTTTAATAACCAACTACTTGATTGAATTTTTCCACCCAATCCTTCTATTAAAGATATGCCTAATTCTTGACATATCCTAGCTTCTGGTATAGAATCATTATTTTGATCACCACCATTTGCAAATGATATTTCCCATTTAGGATCTTTAGCTATTGCTTTAACATTAAGAGCTCTTAGTGTTTCACTTACTGTTCTATCTTTATCAATAGCTATCATAGCAAAATCTACCATTTTAAGACTATTTACTATTAATAATCTTTCATCTTCTAATTGGAATTCCTTTGATCCTTTTAATCCACGTTGCAAATCACTGTTAACAATAACCCATAATTCATCACCTTGAGCCCTCGCTTTCGCGAAGAGCTCTAAATGACCTTTATGTATAGGGTTAAAGTAACCAGATACTATTATTGCTTTACTCATTAAAATCTTGATT